AATAGTCATCTCACCGGCATCAATAGCTGCACGGTTGGCTTGGATTTGCTCTGCAAAGCGACGAGCCCATTCGTCATCCGGCACAGGTGCCTGGACAAGCGTGGGGGGAGCAGGGGGCGCAGGAGGAGCAGGGGGCTCATCCGTCAAGCCTGTGCCGTACTTCTGGGCTAGCTGCTGATCTCGCAGGGCAATGCGCTGCTCTAGCGGCAGGTTTGAAGCTGCTCTTGCAAGCAGGTCATCCAGCTGCTGGATCTCCTGTTGAGTGGGGCCAGCAGCAGCCGCAGGGGGTGCAACGGCCTCTGCTTCGATGGCGTCACGCTGGGCGTAGTAGTCGTTGTAGGCCTTGAGCTGAGCCTCGTATGCCTCGCGGGCAGCAGCGTCTACATCTGTGGCCACACCAAAGCCTTGAGGATCGGCTTGCTGTTCCGGGCGAGTGACCTGCGGTGGCGTGGGCAGTTCAGGCTCAGGGCCCAGGGCTGCGATGCGAGCCTGGATGTCAGGTGGCGTTACCGCTTGCTCAGGTGCAGCAACTGCGGGAGGAACTGCTGCATCGGTTGCCGGAACGGCTACCTCGTCAGCGGCACGGGCTACAGGTGCAACGGCTTGAGGCGTTACGGCCTGGTCAAGCGGGGTAGCTGCAGGAGCAACCGGTGCTTGTTCTGCAGGCAATTCATCAGCAGCTTTTCTGAACTTGTCAGCCAACTTAATCATCGACTTGCGGGTGGCTGCAGAAACTTCATCAATGCCGCCTTGCCCTGGCAGTGCGTAATCGCTGCGGATGCTTTGCTCTAACGCTTCCAGCTGTGGCCGTGTCAGCCCTTGCTTTAGATCAACTCCAATTTCCCCCATCAAGGTGGAGTTTGACGTTTCCAACTCACGACGCTGGGTGGCAGTGAGCTTGACTTGCGCTCGCGGCTCAGGTGCAGCTACTGCAGGGGGTACTGCTGCTTCTGTCGCTGAAACAGCAACCTCGTCAGCCTCACGGGCAACAGGTGCGGCAGCCGGGCTAGGAACCTCAACGCCTCTTCCAATGTCTTGCAGAGTGTTAAGGGCACGTACTTGTTCTGCAGCATCAGTGCCCTGCTGCGTCATAACCTGCTTTAGGTCGTTAGCCGCTTCAGCTGCGACAGCAGCAGCAGTAGGCCTTTCTTCAGGCGTTGCGTTACGCAGGCGTTCCACGTACTTACCTGCGCGGAAAGCCCGCATCAGGAACTCGACAGTGGAACCAACAAACACGCCTTCTACGGCGTTCTTAAGACGGCCCTCGACGCCTACGTCACCGGGCTTGGACTTGAGGTAGTCTAAGAAAGGATACTCCAACGGAGTGCCTGTAAGCTTTTCTTTAAACTTGTCGGCCAGGTCATACAGGCGGCCTTCGTTTTGGTCAAAGCCAGCAAAGTCGATTAACGCACCAGTCGCTGCGCCTTTGCCTACCAGGTTGCTTGCTACGGCCTCAACACCACCAACGGCGACAGTTACAGGCTTTTGCAGCTTTGGTGTCAGCTTGGTGATCTGCGCAGCCTTATAGGCTTGGATCGCATCACCCGCTTTGTCAGTGGCTTTTACAACTCGTGCTGCACCAGGCAGTGCCTTAAGGCCAGCACCCGCTAGGCCTACAGCTTTGGTGGCAGGGAAAAATTCAATAGCTACTTGAGCAATGCCAGTGGCTAGGTCCTCAGCAGGGCCGCTGCTTTTTGCCTTAGCCAAAGGCGGCAGGAATCCCAAGAAGGGTGCATCTGGCATCTCCTTGCTGGTGGGTTTAATTGCTTTGTCACCAAACGCAGCAGGGATGTCAGCTGTTACAAGGTCGCTGGCCTCTTGCAAGAAGTTGCGGGTTGCATTGGTGATGACCCGCAGCGTTGCCTTGTTAGCGCCTGGCCCCTCAAGGGCCCGCGCATATGCCTCGTTACTTGCTCCAAGGGCCTCAGGGATACTGCGACCACGCTGCAACACATCAAGGGCTGTACCTATGGAGCTACCGCCTGCCTGCAGCACAAGGCCTACAGGCGTGTTGGCAAGGAATTGAAGCAAAGGATTGGCGTTTGACTGCTGGGGTGCCGCAGCTGGCTTAGCAGCTGGCTTAGCAGCAGCCCTTGGCGGGGCGACGTACACCTCCCGAACCTCGCCCGTCTGCGAATCCTTGATCTGTTGATACGGCATGGCTTAGTTACCGCGGAGGAAGCGGACTGCGTTCTGATAATGCCCGCCTTTAGTCAAGCTTGGCAGGGCTTTGCGGACAGATGTTCCATTTGAATCCTTCCAGTCAAGACCGCCTTGCGCAATGTTGGCGACATTGCCAGTAAGGATTGCAGCGTATATTTCTTGGGCGCCATGGCCCGGCTTGACGCCTCTGGCCTTGAGATACCGGACGACAGGACCTAAGACCTGTTGCTCAAAATTCATAGTGCTGCGATAGCCATAGGTCTTTCGTTCGGAAGGGCCAAACTGAATTAGCCCTTGGTAGTTGCCGCCGTCACCGCCTTTGATGTCCTTGGCAAAAGTGCCACCAGTCTCAAGCGAAATCACAGCAGCAAGATCAACAGGGCGGATTCCGAGCTGGCTAGCTGCGTTAATAATTGATGACCGCTGACCAATAGTGGAGTTGATGCCACCACTGCCTCTACTGGCAGTTGCTATTACAGGTTGGGCCGCAGCTGCAGGAGGCACAAAGGCATCAAGCACGGTGCTGGCAAATTGCAGACCAAGCTTTTGCGCTATTGGCAGGTAGCGGTTGGTAGGCACCATGGCCAAGCCACCACTGCCTGTTGGGGTTTGTGACACCAGGTCACCGCCATCAAGCTCTTGCAGGCTTTTTTTCTGTTCATTAGTAAGAGGAACGCCAAGGTTCGCTGACTGCTTTATAAAGAACTCGCTGGGCTTCATGCCCGTGCGGCGAATAATGTCCTTGGCTTTGCTGTCTAAAGGTTTGCCACTAAGAATGGTGTCTAATTGCTTTTCCAAGCCTGCCTTGCTGTAAACCAAACCTGTTTCAGCTTGACGTTGCAGCCTTACATTTTGCTGCGGATTGCCTCGTGAATCACTTGTACTTTGTAAAAGGCGAAGAACAGCTTCCGGCGAGTCGCCAAGTGGGGCCTGTCGTTGTCGCTGAGGCAAAGATTTGCTCAGCGCATTGCTGTGTAAATCGCCTAGCTGTCTCGTGAGGTCTTGGCCTGGATTTTTTCGGATTAAGTCATCGCCTGCTCTATACAAGGCGCCCAAAGCTTGATTAAGCTCTCTAGCTTCTTTTGGCGTAAAAGTCTGATCACCGTCTGACCCGGGGAGAGCGTATTGAAGCTCAAGGCGTTTCTTTAGGTCATCTTGGAAACCACGTAAAATTTGATAGTTGGCTCTGTTGTCTTCTCGGTTGCGGCTGGCTTGATTAGCCAGAAAGCCTTTAGCGGCATTAAAGCTAATCTGTCCTGAATCTTGCGACTGCATAATGCGTTGCGTGAAATCAGCATTGGGGTTCTGCGCCATCTCAGCCCACAGGTTTATTTCATTTTTTTCTTGCACTGGCTGCACGTAACCAGTATTGATTCCTGAGGTGTGCTTTTTAACAGCCTCTTCATAAGCCAAAGCCTTGTTTGGATCCTTGGCGTAAAGCTGACGGCCACGAGCTAGCAAGATATTTTCCGTGGCTTCAATCTTGGCAGGATCTGCCAGGACCTCTGGTGTAAAGGCAGCTGCAATGTCAATCCTTACTTGTTCCTGTGCATCACGGCTATCAAGACTGTCTTGCAGGTTTTGCTGACCAACTACCTCTTTCCGCAAGTCGTCCATTATTTCGTACAACTTGGCCATGCCGCCAATTTCTTGAAGCAAAAAGGGGCGCTTGTCGCCATCGGCCACTGGGCCGACCCGTATCTGTGCAATCACTTCAGGCACACGCGAAAGCGCAAGCTTGGATTTGCTGTAATTGCCTTGGCCAGCAGCCAGCACTGACCTTACAAACTCTTTAGCAAACCCTTCTTTTTCTTTTTGATACTCCTCATTGGTTTGACCGCTTTCGCTCCAAAACCCATCAAGACCATTGGTAAGGTCAAATGCAACTTGTGCTGGTGACAAAAGACCGTTGACCAGCGTCATGGCTGCGCTGTCACGCTTTGCGCCTAAACCTTCTTTAGCCTTTTGTGTTTTGTAGCCACCAAACCGTTTCTCTTGATCTGAAGCAGCTGAGCCGTAGATGGCCCCTAGCAGTTGTTGATTGGCCTGATATACCTCAGGCAAGATGCCCATGGTTCCGTTCGGGAACATTAAGGCAGTTACCAACTGCTGGTACGCAGGGTCGCTAGCTGGTACTGAATTAACAGGACGACCATCCAGCAAAGTTTTGGTTTGCGCTACACGTTCCTTGAGGGTGGCGGCGTTGCTTTTGATGTAAGCGTCTTGTATCCCAATAGTGGCGTAACGCAGGGCTCGGGGATCAGCAGCTTGAAACCGCTGCATCAAGACGTCGTAGCCCGCAAGTCCTTGCGCCTTGCCTTTTTCAAGGTGCTTTTGCAGGGATTGCAAGCTGTCAAACGTACCGGCTTGAGCAGCTTGCATTGCCAATGCGCCGCCTGCAGCCTTGGCGTTTTCGTCAGCAATCTTGTCCCTGGTTTCTACTGTTCTTTGCAGGGCGTCAAAGAACGTGCTGAAGCTTGATAGGGACTTAGCCAACGCCCCCATGTTGTCAACGTATGGCGGCGTCGGTGATTCCAGCACCCGGCTCTCCATCGTCACCGGGTTAGGTGGTGTGTAGGGCCGCGGCAGTGGCGACACCACGGGGTTCTGTGCCCGAGCAACGCCAGGAGGCGACGGGATCTGCATAGGGCCGCCCAGAGTGGGCCCTTGGCCTGGCGCAGAGAAGGTGTCAACAATGCGCTGTACGACCTGCAGGGCCGGTGCTGCTAGCTCGTTACCAGCAATCGGCGCCTGGCTGCTTGATTCCGGAATGCCACCCAAAAGCCTGGCCGGTGTCGACCTGTCGGTGTTGCCGTAAGCGGGGCCGAGAGTAGGGCGTGCCATCGGTTAAGACCTCCCGGGTAGCTTCCCGGTCTTTTTGGCGTAGTTGTAGTTGTCTACGGCGGTAACAGTATTGGCTATGCCTGTAGCGCCGGCGCTGGCCGCACTGATGTTGTAAGGCGTCATGCTTACAGACGACTTGTACACAGGAGCCCCCGCCACCTCGCCTCTAGTAACTTGCTGACGCACTGGTGCGACGCCATACACTGGCGCCACGCCACCACCAGGGGCCAAAGCCCGCCCTTTAATTGGGTCAACAAATGGCTGCTTGATGTAAGGCTGCTCTGAAGCCTTACGTGCCGCGTATGTAGCCTGGCTGCCGCGCTTTTGTTCCTGCAAGTCTCTGCTTGCAAAAGCCAGGTTGCGGTTAGTGGCGTAATCAAACTGAGCTAGTTGTCGGGAGTAATCAGCTAGCAAGTTGTCCACGACGTTGCCAGTGCGGCCTGATGCACGCACAGCTGCACGCTCTTGGGCTATTTCCTTTTGAGCCTTGAGCTTGCTTTGTGCGGCAGCTTGCTCCTCTTGCATAAAGCGCAAGTCAAGCAGGCGTAGGTCGTTGCCGTAAGCAATGCCTGCCAACTCAGAATTAAGCTCCATCACCGATTTTTGTTGTTGTTCCCTTTGCAGCTCAAAGGCACGGTTAGCAGCAACCTGAGCTTGTTGGTACTCGAAGTTTTGCTGGTTGACAGCTAGCTCGTACTGGTACTGCCGCTGCTGCTCAGCCATTTGGTAGTCAAATTGCAAGGATGCGTTGCGGTACTCAGCGTCACGCTGTGCCACCTGGTTCTGATAGTTGTACTCAGCCATGCGCAGCTGCTCTTGAAATTGGTAGTCCATTTGCCGCTGTGCTTCAGCAAACTGGTACTGCGTTTGCATTTGCTGCGCCGCGTACTGTTGTTCAACCTGCTGCTGAGCCGCCCGGCCCTGAGCAATAGAGCCATAGATTCCAAGCCCTGCTGATACAACAGAGCTAATGACGGAAACTGCAGCTACAGCGGCTGGACCACACATGGGCTTACTTGGCAGAACTCCAAAAACAATCGACCTTCTGCACCATAGTTTGGATGCTTAGCGACAAAGGTAAAGCCCATCCATTGGATCCATCGTATGTGAACCGTGTTACGGGCATCGACGCAATTCCACAGCACAGCGTAGGTCTTGAACAACTCTTTGAGATACGCCTTGACCTCCCTCAAGAAACGGACGCGAATGCGCCGGTCACCAACTAGCTCGTCGGTTCCCAGCATCCATACTCGTCCCACCTTACCTGCATCAGGCGTAACGCCCCACATGGCTATGGGCTCGTCCTTGCTGTTGCAGATGGTCATGCAGGGCTTGCCTGCCATAAAGCAAAACAGCAGCGCCTCCTTGGGCCCTAGGCCCTCACCTGCCAGTACCTCAGCCACGTCCTCCTTGCGCATGTTGGCGGCGACCACAGGGATGTCTGACGCCTTGGTAATGCGCGTATAGCCAACCGTCACAGGCGTTGCGTGCGGCTGTAGTAGTTGCCCTCCCATTCTGCCGACTGAATACGGCAGGGCAGTGGGCTGCTGCTCCTGATCTCAATCTTGGTGTCGATGTTCTGTGCCATCACAGGCACGCGAAACTTGCCCACCATCTGCGGCACCTGGCCCAGCTTTACGCCAGCATCACCCATCAACAACCCGTTGTAGGGGTGCTTCTTGGTGTCCCTGCCGCGGGGTGTGACCCACATCTCGAAGTGGGCGCTCTTGTCGTGGATCAGCGTCCAAGTACGCATCTGCAGCCTGGGGCCGCCAATCACTGCAATGCCCCCACCTTGGGGCTGCTCCTTCAGATACGGAGTAGAGAACTCGTACCGCATGTCGTACAGCTCGCCAACAAAGAACTTGGCTGCCGTCAGGTCACCGCGCACTGTGATGGTGTTTGCAGTTTGGGTAATCGGGAAAATTACCTTGCCTGGTTGAAGGGTGTTGCCTGCGTGCTCTCGCCCCACTACCACCATCTGTGCTGCAGTGTTGCGGGGATACGGCAGCGTAATGGTCGATTGCAAATCCAAGCCGCTTGGGTTGGTAAGCGCAGTTGTACAGGTAGCCTCCGTTGCCTTGCGATCTACCAGCAGCTCGTAGCCGGCGCCTGTGTCCACGTTCTCTGGGCGAACAACCACCCTTTCCAGGTACACGCCGTCCGCGTACTCAACGACGCAGTACAGGTCGCTGTCAACAAACTGGATGCCAATGATTGACTTGGCGCCTGACACCTCCCAGTAGGACCAGGCGCTCTGCAACTTTTGATCCCCTTGGAAAAAGAACTTGTAGAAGTAAATCCGCTTGGGCTGGCTTTTAGCGACCAAGGCCACAGACTCTTCCGACACGGTGGCTGTCATCTGGGCAATGTCGCTGGGTATAAACCGCGGCACCGCTGAGGTCACCTCGTCTGATGCAGGTACTGGGCTGGTGGTATCTGGCAGGAAGTATTCCCGCAGGCCACTGAACTCACCACGGGGAATTGCAAAGAAAATCGTGCGGCCCGCAGCTACTGGATCTACGCCGTCGTACAGCTCAAAGGCTGTCATTGCCGTGATGTTGGCGCTCTTGGGCGTAAGGGGCTGAACGGTCAGCGAACCGCTGTCCATGCGGAACTGACCGTGCCGTGAGAACAGGAGCAGGGTGCTGGCAAATGGCACCGCAGCCAACAAGATGTTGACCTGGTTACCCCCACAGCTCAGGTCGATTGGGTCTGAGTCCAAAACCGTCTGCACGGTTTCAGGAAAAAACCGCTCAAACTCATCAGCTGCCGACATCACCACGTTCTCGTCGGTCAACAGAGCCAAGCGGTTGCGGAATATTGTCAGGTTGTTGATCGCTCGTCCTATGAAGCTGGGGTTTGGGGCGCTGTTGACGTCACCTGCCTTACGAGGCGACCAGTCAAATTGCTTAAAGGTGTAGGTGTTGTTGCTGTTGCGTACCAGCACATGGGGCATGGTCGCTGGATCTAGCTTGTAGTCGATGCCCGGAGCTACGGTCTCTCTCCACACCCCTGCACCAAAGCCGCTGCCGGTGTTTGTCTCAAAGATCAAATACCAGTCGTCAAACTCTGAAGCCGTGTTGCCTTGTATCTTTACAATGAAGCCGTGCAAGGCGATGGTAGGTAGGTCGGTAATGCCGCTTACCACTCCTTTGATCGCACGAATTGACTGGCCGTCATAGCCGTCAGTGGCAGAAAGGGTGTAGTCGCTACCGTCATTTTTCTGGATGTTGATGATGTAGTCATTGGCTGTAATGGTGAACGCCCCTCCCAGGGCCGACGCCAAGCTGTTACGCAAATTGGTGGCAATGGTCGGTGTGGTGGGTTGACCGCTGCCGACAACAGGCGTTGTAAAAGTCACAGTGGTGTTATTGACCGTGACTGAATACGTGGTGTTGTATTCAGCAGCCTTTACAAACACCATTGACTTTGTGCCCCAGGTTGGGCTTTTGTCTCCGCCGCCAGTAAGCAACGCAGGTACTTTCTCTCGATTCACAATGAAGGTGAAGTCAGCAACGGAAGCCACGCGGAACTGTTTGCTGGGTTCTCCTGTGACATCCAGGTAGTTCAACCCGTTAGGCGCTGTAACCGTGCGCAATGTGCCGTCTAGGTCAAACACCTTGATGGCTTGGTCTTGCAGCAGCACGCCCCAGCGGTTGGCTCCGTCCCGGTCCACCACCGTAAAGAACGGACGACCAGTGCCTGCAGTGCCTGCAAAGATTTGCTTGAGGTGGCTAAAGGGAGGGCGTTTCTTAAGGCCCTCTACAGGGCTGGGCAGGCAGTTGATAACGGCCTCAGCCTGGGATGCCAAGCGCAGCGCCGCAGGCTGCTGACTTACCCCGTTGATCAAGTTGGGGATGGTGCTGCTAACTAACGGCATGGCTTAACGACGCAGGGCTTGTGTGGGGATGTAGCTCAGGTAGGGGCCTGCAATGTTGGGGTTACCCTGCAGCATGCTGTGGTTTGTAGTCGTTGTCTCTATTTCCATGAAAGCCGTGCGGGCCTCATACTCCATGATGTAGTTAATTTTTTCCAGGTCTGCAGAACCAATGACGGATTGCTGCAGCTCACGGCCAGCTGACACGGCAATCAGTCGACGGGCGTGCTCTGGTAGCTCATCCCACTCCAAGCCATAGGACACATCAGCCTTAATGTCCTGGGTAAAGACGTAGGTGCCAGCCTTGCGGTTGTACAGCTTCTCGCCTCGCTGCACAACGTCCAGGCTGGGGTAGTCAAAAGGGTTAACCTCAACGCGCAGTGCGTTGGTGGGGACTTTGATCTCGTTTGTGGCGTTATCCCGTTGCAGCGTGCGTTGGTAGTCGGTGTTAAACGACCAACCCTCCATCATCAGTTTGCGACTAGCGGTTATGAGGGCATCGCTTGACTGTTGAGCTAAGCCAAACTGCCCGTCTACAGCGTTGACCGGGGCTTCGCCCGCCATCCGCAGCACCAGGTTGACGGCCTCAAGGTATGTGGTGCGAGTGAGGGTCATGGCCTAAGTCGCAAAAGGAAAAGAAAGGGGGCCCGAAGGCCCCCGCACCTTATTAGCTGAAGGTGAGTTCGATGGCGCAGTCAGGGCGCAGCACGTTGGTGCCGCAAGCCATGGAGCCGACCATGAACGTGCCTTGCCACAGGGCATGGATGTCAGAGCCGGTCTGTTCCATCTTGAGGTCCATCAGCTTCACCGTACCAACGGCCTGCTTGTTGAACACCAGGGCCACGCTATTGGTGTAGTTGGCGCTGTAGGTGTTGTTCTCACCAGACACCGCAGAGCGGTTGGTGGTGGGCAGGTGGTTGGACTTCAGCACCGTGATGCCAGCAACCTTGAGGACGGTGCCGTCGGCGTAAGCGCCTTGGCCGCCCCAGTCGCGGTTGATCACATCGGTGGTTTGCACCAGCTTGTAGTACTGAGCTGGGGCAAGCACGCAGTAGCGATCATCCTCGGGCAGGTTGTTCTCGTCCATCTTCTGCGCTGCAGAGAACAGCGCAGTAGCCAGTTGAGCACCAGTGATGGCGGCCTTGCCGCCAGCATTCACGATGTTGATCTGCGAGCCACCAGGCAGATCGGTGTTGAAGTTGGTGGCGGTACGAGCTGCCTTGGCGATCATCGCAGCAACGTTCTGGTCGAAGCGATAGGCAAGTGCGTTGCCCATCTCGACCGAATACTGCGAGCGCACGTCGTAGTGGTTCTTGGCTTCGTCAATGTCAGCCAGGAACACTTGGCTCACCAGCTTGTCATCAATGTTGATGACAGCTTCGGCGTGCTTGATCGACGTACCGGTCAGCATCGTGCCGGGGGTGTGATACCCGGTAGAAGCAAGGCCAATGATGGGGAACTGCGCTGACTTGCCCGACGCAATGGTGCGGACAGTGTGCAGGCTCTCAAAGATGGTCGCCTTGCGGAAGGCAGTCAAAACCTCACCGGCAAAAACCTTCAGAAAAAGGTCATCAAAGCCAGAGGCGCCGGCGTTAATTACGCCTAGCCGGGAGGGGTCAAAATTAGGGGCAGCCATTGCTGTACTCCTAGAGAAGTTGGGTTGTTACCCCGACCTCGCCTCCTTCCACTGGGGGTGTCCTCCGCAGAGGGCCGTCGCTTCTGTGAGAAGGTCTAGGTTATCCAAGTGTAAGCATTCTTTTTGCCAATAAAAAAGCCCCGGACTTTGGGACCGGGGCAAGTAGGTGCAAAAAAAGCCTAACTACATGATTGAGGATCGACTCAGCTTGTTCTGTACCTTGGAGCGGTAGGCCGGGTCGTTCTTGTAGCGGGGGTCAGACATCGCCTGCACCAACTGAGCGGTTGACTCAAACTTGTCCCCGCTGGATTTGGACGCCTTGCCACCAATCAGCCGGGGCTCACGGCCTTCAGCTGCTGTGTACTTGGCATGCAGGCCGGCAATGGCCAGCTTTGCTACACCTAGGGACTGGGTGTTGACCACCTGGTTAAAGGCGTCTTGCTCGTCCTTAGACAGGTTGTCAGCAGCCCACTGGATCATGGCGCTGTACTGAGCTTCACCCCCGTACTCCTGCTTGATCGCAGTAATCTCTTTAACGGTTAGCTGGCTGTCCTGTGCTGCCTTGTAATTAAGGCCGCTTAGGTAAGCATCCACCATGTCACGGGTAAAACCTGCCTCTTCAAGCTGGCCATAGTCCCCATCATCGAGCTTGCCGCTTTGCGTCCAACGATCAGCCATCGACGTAAAGTCAATGTTGGCCTCCTCCAGGCGAGAGCCGATGTAGTCCCCGTAAATCTCCCTGGCATTGCCAGCAGGTTCTGCCGCTTCGTCGTCGGCCTCCTCAGCCTCGGACTGATCATCTTCATCAGCTTCTGCGCTAGCAGGCGCTGGCTTGGCCCCTTGGCTCAGCTTGGTTTGCAGCTCCTTGTAGGCCTTTTCAAGGTCCTGGACCGACTTGTACTTACCAGCCAGTAGCTGGCCGTCAGGTCCTTTGAGTTCAATGTTGTCTTCGCCTGTTGGTTCAATGGCGTCAGGTGCCATTGCGCCAGTCGGCTCTTGCTTGATGACTAAAGGTTCAGGCATGGGTCCTCACTTGATTTGGATGATTCCGTTTTTGTCCACGGACACTTCCGCATAGGGAAACGGTTCGCGGACGACATCAGGAATGTCTGGGATTTGGATGATCTCAGTGGGTGGATGTGGAGGCACCTCAGATGGTCCTCCCAGGGTCGCTGGTTGGCCTTCCTGCTGGGCTGGCAGGTCTGCTCCCTTTACCTTGACGGACGGCACTGGGGGCGACGGCTCAGGCGCCTTTAATTTTTGTGTACTGCGGACCATGTGAAACTCCAGAGGGTTTGATCAGACTGGTTGCTGTTGTGCTTCAGGGCGGTTTAGCGGGGCATCAACTGCTCCTCCTTCAGCAAGCTGTTGTTGGACGTATCCATCAGCCAGTTTGGCCAAGGCTGGTGACTTAATACCAGCCTGCAGCGTTTCTTGTTGTTGCTGCTGTTGCATTGCCTGCATAGCAGCTTCCTCTTCAGCAGCCAGCTCGTTAGCTGTTTTGACCAGGTTGGTGGTGTCGATGGATTCCGATGCAGCCAAGCGCATCAAGGCCTCAGAGACGTTGATGTGTCGGGCCATGACCTCAGCGCCCAATGCCTGTTGCACGATGCTGAGGAAGTCAACCAGCTTGTTGCGGTCATCGCCGCGGCCAATGGCCTCCAGGCCGGTGACCGGCTTGGGGCTAACGACAGACTTGCCGTTGACCTTGGGGAAGGGGGCAAGCTTGCGCTGCTTGCGCATCAGGTGCATCAACCTGCGCACCAAGGGCAGCTGCAGCTCCTGCGTCAGGATGGAGTACAGGCCAGAGATGCCAGCATCAAGCTCCTGTGACATGAAGCGGATCTCTTCCGCTGTCACCCTTTCGCCTGGGCGCTGGATGGCAGTGTTTAGCAGGAAGGCATACTGCAGGCGTTCTTCAATCCGCTGGATCATCTGCATCACGATGTTGAAGTCCTGCCCCTTTTGGGACTGGATCACTGTGACGTCAGTGGCATTGCCCTGAACAATGGCTCCGTTGGGTGCGTTCTGCAGGGTGCGTGGCCTGGTTGTGCCGTTGGGATTGACCAGGAACAGGATCTTGGCAGCAGCAGCAGACCCCTCAAGCATGGCCCGGTACAGGCTCTCAAGTGCAGTCAGGTCGCCGTAATATTCCTCAACGTAACCGCGGCCATATTCTTCGCCATCAATCCGCCCCCAACGCAGGGGGATCCAGGGCGATACGTCTGCGTCGCATTGACCATGGGTGCCAGGTATCTCATGCCCCATGGCCTCTTGATACCAGTGGCACTTGCCGTGCAAGAACTCAACGCAGGTGTAGAGCTTGATTGATTTCTGCCCAGAGCCGGTCTCTTTCTCGTAGTCGTTTTCGGAGGCAGCAGTGACCTGCTCGTAAAACTCTTCAGGCAGGACCTCGGGGTAGACCTCCTCTTCCACCAAGATCTTTGCCACCGTGCCCATGGGGTCACGCACCACGCAGTAGCGGTTGAAGTGGATGACCTTGATGCCGTCGACATCCACGTACAGCAGCACGTTGCCGCCTACCAGCAGGTGCTTAAAGGCTTCGTGCATTGAGGCCCTGCCGTTAGCAGTCTCAAGCACTGACATCACCGCGTGCTCAACCTTGACCAAGGCAGCATCCAACTCAGACTTCACCTCAGGCCCTTGCTCAGTGACACGCAGAGCAAGGTCGTCCACCTCCAATTTGAAGAAGGAGCTATTGGGTGGGAACAGCGTGATCAGCAGCTTGCTGGCCAGGTAGTTCACCCCGCGGGCGCCAAGGGATTGGTACGGGGTGCGCAGGGCACCTTTCTCACTGGCACCAGCTTCAGGGATCAAGCCTGGGATGGTTACCTTGCTGGCGTCCCTAGCCCGCTGCAAAAAGGCATTGCGATCTGACGACAGCTGGCCGTACTTGGCCGCTGCTTTGCCGGAGCTGCCCTCCTCGTAATAAGGCTTGGCTTGCCGGTCAACGCTGGCGGTGAGATTTAGTTCCACTGACTATCAGATGCCTGGGATGGACAAAGATGTACCGCCACCGCCGGCCATACCCATTGCGTCAGTGCGGTATTTGCGACGGCCACGCCCCATGGTCCGCAACATTGGCGTTATATCAAGGGAAGGCTTGGCGTCAGTGGCGCTGGGGTTAGGGGCAGGGGCAGGAGGTGCTTCAGCAATCCGCTTTTGTTCTGCAGCGCGAGCGGCAGCTTCAGCCCGAGCCCGCTCCATCTCTGCCTTTTGCGCAGCAGCAGCAGCTTCCTGTGCAGCGCGGAACTCAGCTTGCTGTTTAGCAGCAGCTTCCTGCTGCTGTTTCATGGCTGCTGCTTGCGCTGTCTGCTGGTCTGCAATTTGCTTTTCGTAGATTGCACGAGCTGCCTCCTGAGCAGCACGCTGATCAGCCATCATTTTTTCCATAGCAGCTTGCTGAGCTGCAGCTTGCCTTTCAGCAGCAGCCTGCATGTCACGGTTCATTTGGTCTTGCCGCCTTTGGTTTTCCTCCCTGGCGTGATGCGCCGCGTTACCACCACCGCACATGAGTCAATCCTCCATTTGTTGTTCAAGATAAACGGCTCGCAGCATGCGAACCACCATGCGTGATCCGGCATACAGCCAGATTTCTCTGTCTGATGCCGTGATCTCTGGGCATTTCTCAGGGTAAAGCTCTTCCAATTTATTCACCAAGGCCTCGTCAATGGGCGGAAAGAGGTCGTCATTCATTGGTTTTCATCGCAGGGTCGCAGTCCGGTTCCCACAGTTGAACAGTGCCAGAGCTGAAGTCATAGTCGCCGTACCGCAGGATTCTGGCCATACGTGCGTTGAACAGTGCATCTTGAAACGTATGGCCTGCTTTGCGGTAGGCGGCCACCACTCTCTCCCACATCTCAGGCAAGCTGTCGGTGTCACCCAAGATCTTGGCTGCACTGACTGGGCCTACCCCCTTAAGACCGGAGTAGTTGTCTGACGAGTCACCAGTCAACACCTGCAACATCCATGCTCGGTCAGCCTGCGCTTTGGTGACAGTCTCTACCTCGTCTTTAGCTAGCAGTTCGCAGGGGACTGTGCGCATGTCCTTGTCGATGGACACGATGATCGGGTTTTTGTACGTGGCACCTGTTGCAAACAGGCCCAGCAGGTCGTCAGCCTCCAGGCCCCGTATGGTTTTGCTTTCGTAGTTGTCTTGTGTCCAGTGGCGTATCTCCCGCATCCCTAAGGGTTTGCGCTTGCCAATGCGGTTGGCCTTGTACGCATCGTTGATCTCATGGCGAAAGGTTGGGTAGTCGGAAAAGCACATCACAATGTCGTTGTCCTCAGTGACGTCTCGCCAGTAGGCCAGCTTCATCGAGATGTAATCCTTTACGTCAGCCTGCTCAAGATGCAGGGTGTTAATCCATTCATCCCAGCGGGTGTCGCACTCGCACGCGGAGCACGCGGCATGAACCAGCCAGTCGGCGTCAATTAGGAGGGTCATTGGAAAAGAATGTTGCGGTGGTCTTTGGCTAGGCGCAGGCTGCGCGTGCCATCAGGCTCACGGCAGTGCACCACAGCGTCAGGCGGGAGGACCACTTCCACCGTGTACCAGCCATGACCACATACCTTGCACTTTCTGCGACGCATCACCTTGTCGGCTTCAACCTGCCGGGTGAACACCGTGCGATAAACCAGGGATGAGCACTCAGGGCAGATCATGTGCCGAAGTAAGCAGACATGGGAACAATGAGGCGACCGGTGTCCTGGTCGTACAACAGCTTGTCAACCAAGCCGGTCTGACCGCTGAACCGGTTCTTAAGGACACGCAGCTGCAGCTCGTTGCGCTCTGCTGCATCGCCCTGCTGATTCCTTTCGGCGCCTACTACTAGGTCACTGAGCTGGGCTATGGCGTGGCTGCCCCGTAGCTGAGACAGGGAAGTCTGCGCACCTTCCTCGTGGCCGCGGCCTTCCGGGCGCTTGAGGTGGGACACCAGGATTAACCCAACACCGGTCTGCTCTACCAGCTGACGCAGCTTGGTGCAGGTCACGTCAATGGCACGGCGTTCATCAAGGTCAGTAAGCCCACTGATGACGATGGTGAGGTGGTCAAGCACCACCATGTCGGCACCTTCACCGTCAGCCAGGTAGCGGATCTTATTAATCAGGTGCTCTGGATCCATGGACCCGAAGTGGTCGTACAGAAAGCACCGGCCTGTGCCAAACACCCGGTCAAAGCCATCACGGATCTCCTCCTCGGTGGCAAGGGAGGGGTCAAGGTGGATTGGCTTGCCCAGCTCAACGCCGACAATCCCTTGCATGGTGCGTTGAATTGACTCCTCAAGGGCGATGTACCCCACCTTCATGCCGTTGCGCAGGAAGTGGTGGGCGATGTGCCTGCAGATAGATGACTTACCAATCCCGGATCCGGCAGTCAGCGTCACCATCTCGCCTTTGCGAAACCCGTGGCACATGCGGTCCAGCTGTGGCCAGGGGTAGTTGCATACCGCTGCACTGCCCGGGCGAATCAGCTCCTCCCACAGCTCGTTGGCGTTGACAATGCCATCAGGCCTAGACGGTGTGGCCTTCCACAGCAGGTCACGGAGCTTGTCTCCTTCACCTGCCTGCAGCATTTCATTGGCGTCCTTCCTAGGCAGATGGCAGATCGCCACCTTGCCAAGGGGCAGCACGGTCAGTGCATCCTCTGCGGCTTGGCAACCTGGCTCGTCGTTGTCAAAGCACAGCACGATGCGGCTGAACTGCGACAGCCATGCGGCGTTAGCAGCCAGGTACTTCTTGGCTGACTGCGCACCGTTGGGCAGGGATACCACCGGGTACTTATTGCCCTGGCACTGGCTGACCGACATGCAGTCGATCTCGCCCTCGGTGACGGTGACAAACAAGCCGCTGCCGCCGCCGTGGCCTTGGCGCCACAAGTGCTGGCCCCACAGCTGCATGTTGCTGCAGTCACCCAGCCACCTGAACTTCTTGTCGGGGTAGCGCAGGTGCTGCGCAGCAACGCCACCCTTCTGGTTGCGGTACTCAGCTACCTGGACGGTGGTGCCTTGGTGTTGTGAGTAGCCGTAGTTAAACAGCTTGCAGGTCTCAAGGCTTATGCCCCGTTTTTCAAGGGGCCGGTGCGTTAGGAACTCAAGCAGTGGTGTTGGCGGTGGCGCCATTGGCTTGATGCGTGGTGGTGGCTGGTCTTTGCGTGGTTGTTCCTGGTAGCCGCAGCCAAAGCAATGGCCGTGGCCGTCGTCGTACCGAGCAAAGTTGTCTTTGCTGTTGCACTGCGGGCAGGGCTCATGTCTCAGGAACTTGGACGGCATTGCTGTACCAGGTGGTGGGTATATGGCCTTCGCACCAAAGGAACCCATGCCGCTCTGCCCACTGCCAGTAGGTCAGCGCCCGAGGAGCACGGGACAATTTCACGCATGGGTTTTGGAAACACAGGCGGATGTCCAGCTCCGGGTACTGCGCCTTGACGGCGAGCATCTTGCGGCGATCTTCATTAGGGAAGTGCCCTTTGGTTTCAACCAGTACCCCGTTTGGCAGGCAAAAGTCTGGGGTGTAGGTGGCCTCAATCCTGTAGGGCAGGGCCTGCTTTTCGTAGTTGAACTGCAGGCCCCGCTTGTTTAGTGACGCAGCTACAGCTGCTTCAAATTTGCTGCGGTACTTAGAAGTCCGCCTCGTCTGCGGGGATGCTGGTGGCTGAATCCCAGGGGACTTTCTCGCCCGCCGCCGTTGGGGTCCAGCCACTTTGCTCTGCAAACCCGAAGCTCTCGGCACTGCCGCCACCCTCCACGAGGTCAATGATCTGTACAGCCCGCAGTCTGAGCGTGATGCCAGCGCCAATGGCTGATTGGTAAAACGGGCAGGCGTCAAAGGAGATGCGGCCCAGGGTGCCGGACCACATGTTCTTCAAGCCTTCGCGGTCCCTGATGGCACCACCCTTGGCGTCAAACAAAGCAGGCGCTGCGGACCAAGCGCGACCGTCACGGTCAATGCCCTTTGCTTTCATCTTCGACTTGACTACGAAGTAGGGCTTGCCGTCGATGTCCTCAAACCCATAGGGCAGGTCAGCCAGCTTGAACTTTTGCGTTGGGGCTTGCGCCTTCAGCGATTCCTTGTGGCGCACCAGCAGCTCGTCCAGCTGCGTAGCCAAAGCTTCAGCGTCAGGTGCGTCGATCAGACCAGTGATCTTGTACGCACCTTCAGGGTTGAACTTGGTTTCGGGTTCAATCAGCTTTGGGTACTGGAACTTGCAGACCGGAGTAGTGACGCGGATTTTGTCGATGAAATTAAAGTTGCTCATGTGATGAAGTAATTGGCGTTGCGGACGTGGTTGACGTCCAGCTCGCCCAGCTTGGGGCGGGCTGGCAGTTTCTGTTTTAGCGCCGTTGGCAGCTGATGCAGAAGTTCATCTGTGATCAGGGTGAACCAATCCTTGCTGTACAAGTCAGCAAAGGAGTTGCGGACGCAGTTGCGCACAGTGTCCATCTCGGCGGGGCTCGTTGCGAAGCAGTCATGGATGCCTCCTAGGTTGCGGACACCGTGGGCAAAGGCGTCGATGGTGGCGAACGCCATGTGGCTAGCGTCTAAAGAGTGAATCACGTTGGGACTAAGCCCGTTACCCATCCGCTTGGAGTTCAATCCCTTTGGGATGTGGTGCGTGAGCAAGTCCATCGGCACAGAACTCAGGTGATACAGCCTGATGCGGGTACCGGTGTAGTCCATGTAGCGGTGGCCGACACGCAGCCCCGATGGCGACGTCCAGTGCAGGTCGATGTTGGCGTCACCGGCCATCTTCCCCAGGCGCTTAAGCCAAGTCATGGCCTCCTTGGCAGGAGCAATCAGGTGGCTGGTTTCCCGGTACAGGATCGTGGCCATGTAGTGCATGGCAGCAATGGCACCTTTCTTGAACCGCCAACCGTCGCTGCCGTACAGCTCAAGGGTCCGCTCAAGCGACCAGGCCTGGCAAAAGTGGAACACCGCCTGTCTGGTGGCTGAGTAGGGCAGGGTCATCACGATGGGCTTGGCCAGCGTGCGGTCAGGCTGTAGTTGCAACCAGCCCTGTGCATGCAGGTCACCAGCTGCAGCGTCGTTGCGGAGGATCTCCAGCACTCGTGCCAGCACAGCGGTGTAGATGTCTTGCGGTGCATCGCTGGGCATCAGGTTGACCATTGGCGCCATTGCATCGCTGCGGAGCAGGGCGGCGTAGTGCTGTATGCCAGAGCAGGTGCAGTCCAGTACTACCGGCAGGTGTCCGACGTAGCCCAGGCCATGGGCTTGGAACTGCTGGTACTCCCGGCAAAAGGCAAGGAACTGCCACGGGTCTGATGCCTTAGTCCACCAGTCAGCCATGGCCCAGGGGTCACGGCCTGTGCTTTCAATCTGCTGGCGGTGCTGATGCACCCAGTCCAGCCGGGCTTGCCAGGTCAGCTTGCTGTGTCCAAAGGCGTTGGCCCCATGCACCCGTAGCCAGTCGGCCTGGGCTTCGCTTTCAATGGGCTTGCCGTTGGCAAATAACAACAGGCTGCGGGCGATGTCGTTGCCTTGGGGGTTGATGAACGGTGGCCGGTAGTAGTACCTGCCCCTGAAGTCCAGCTGCATGGGGAAGTACATGGCTGGCTCGTTGCGAAACCGCCGTGCAATCCACAGCTGCTTGGCCGT